ATGTCGTTGAGTTTTGCGGCGGTGAGTACCGTTCCGGCGACGAAGGGGAATGGGGTCGTCATGGTTTCGTCATCCTACCTTATGCGGCTAGCACGTTATTGGAGTCGAGTATTCCGAAGACTGCGTCGTCTAACTCGAACTCGTAGACGATGTCGGTCGGGGCCGTGTAGAACGTGACAGTCTCGCCGCGTAGGTCGATCTGGTGCTCGATGCCTTCGACGCTGAGTTCTTCGGTGACGGTGAGCGGTGAGCCGGTCGTAAACGTTCGTTTCACGCTGATCGTGTCCCCGATGTCGACGAGTGCGACGGCGTTCTTTTGGGCGGTCGTGAGTGCCCCGAAGAATGTCGTCACGCCCGAGAAACGAGGCTCCGGGTCGCCTGAGAGTAGGTAGTCGGCGAGCGTGAGGGCCTGAGCATCGGTCGAGAGGAGTGAGCCGGTAATCGTTTCGGCTTGCGTGAAGTAGGCGGCGATGGACGTCGGGTCGGTCGCGGTTTGTGCGGTGCCTCCGGTGCGTTGCACGGTGACACGGTTGAGGACGGTGTCGACGCTGAAGTCGACGAAGACCTCCCGGTAGGGGGTGTTTGTGCCGTCGTCGGAGAACGTGACACTCGGAGCCGAGAGCGTGTTTCCGATGCGCGGCTCGAACACGATGTCGCCGTCCGATGCCCGAATGAAGAGCCGTCCGCGTTCCGCTTCGTCGATCTGGCGGAGGTATTGGAGGGCGTTCGTGCCTTCGGCGACCGCATAGTTCCCTAGTGTCGTCGTCCCGGTCGTGATGTCGCGGGCGCCTGCGGGCCATCCGACGACGGCCAGGTCGAGGATGGTCGTGAGTCGGGCGCTCGACAGTTCCGCCGAGGGTGTGAATGCGGAGATGAACGAGTTCGAGAGGATGAAGAGGTCGTCGGCTCCGATGATCGTGACGGTCGGGATTCGTTTCGGGCCGACGTAGTCGTAAGTGAAGTTCACGACGCGGCCCCGGAAGATGACGTCAGAGTTCCGGGAGATCTTTATCTGGCGGAGCGGTGACAGTCCGGGCGTGTCGTCGGTTTCGTCGTAGTAGATGCTCGCCTCGTTGTATGGGTCGAACGCCCGCGTCGGGTCTTGCGCGATGATCGTGACACGGCCGGGGGCGATCGAGTCGAGGACGCTCTTCTTGCCTCTGAAGAAACTGATCGCCTGAACGGTGATCTCGGCGAACTGGTCGACGCCATCGAGAACGAATGTCGTGTTATCGAGGACGCCTTGCTGCGCGTCGTCGAGTGTGAATCCGTCGCCGAATCCGACGTCGAGTTCGACCGTTACGGTTCCGCCGGTGATGATCGGTGACGGCATCTTAGACGGCGATCTGGAAGTCTGCCGGGCCGTTGACGAGGTTGTATTGCTGCAAGGCTTCGACGATGAGCGTCGGGAGGTTCGCGTCGGCGGTGACGGTGTTGACGGTGATGTTTATCATGTCGCCGATTCCTTTGAGGTTCGCGTCGATAGTTGCCTGAGTGAGGCCTTCGAGGACGTTTATCGGTGCGAGTGCTCCGGTGCTAATGCCGGGTGCGACTGCGGCGCCTTTGCGTTTCTTCTTCTTTCGTCCGCTGCCTCCGCCTCCGCCGCCTGACTTCGTGTCGACTTCTTCGTCGTCGGAGAGGTCGATTCCGCCGAAGTTGAGAGATGGCATCCCGGCACCTGCCGCCATCCGATCGAGCCGGTCGGCGATGCCTGCGGCAGTACCTCCGGGTGCGGTCGGTGCGGTCGGTGCGGAGCCGAGTGACTTTCCGCCGAGTGAGACGTTCGGGATGTTCGGAATGTCCGAGAATGGGTTCAGTTTGTTGGCGCCGTCGATCGCTTTGTTTATGACGTCGATGACGCCGTTGACCATTTTCCCGACGACGTCTAGGACGAACGAGGCAGTCTTTACGAGGAACGTTCCGAGGGATGCGAATGCTCCCATGAGTGCGAACACGACGTCGATGACCGGGCCGATAGCGGCGCCGACTACGTCGAATGCGACTCCGAGGACTTTCGTGAGTACCGGGGCGACCTTTTCGGCGATGAACTTGATCGCCGTCTGGAAGAACTCAGTCAGTTTTTTGATGTTGTCTTGGTTGTCTTTGACCTTTGCGACGACTTTGTCGAAGATACCGGCGAGGCCCTCGAAGACTTTGATCGCGATGTCGCGCACGACCGGGATGATCTTCTCTTGGAACACTCGGAAGAGTTCCGTCATAAACGGAATGAGATGGTCGCGGAGCACCGGGACGACTTTCTCGGAGATGAACCGTCCGATCTTCTCGAATGCTTCCGCTACCTTCGGGCCGACGCGCTCGACGAGTATCTGGAACGCGGGGATTACGTCGTCCATGATGAACTTTGCGAGGCCTTCGACGACCGGGAGGAGGTAGTAGCCGAGTTGCTCGACGAGTTCGGAGCCGAAGACTTTGAGTCGGTCGATTCGTCCGGCGAACGTGTCGGCGGCTTGTGCTGCGGTTCCGCCGAATGTGCCTCCGAGAACGTCGAGGATTTCGTTCAGGGAGGCGCCTTCTTTGACGAGTGTCGCCATCTCCGGGGAGAGCGCCCGGAGGCCTCTCATGTTGCCCTGATAGGCCTTCGCGAGGGCGTCGGCGACCGTCGTCTGGTCGATTTGTAGCCCGGTACTTATGTCCAACACGAGGGACATTTGCTTCATCGCTTCTTCGGTGTCTTTCGTGCCTCGAACGAGTGCCTCGAATGCAGGTCGGAGTTTGTCGTCCGCTACGCCAGTCGCGAGACTCATCGCGCCGATCTGTTCGTCGATCGCTTTGACTTGCGCTTTCGTTGCCCCGGTGACGTTCATGATCGCCGTCTCCATGAGCACGAACGATTTCTGGTCTTCGATGGCGGCCTTTGCGGCGGCTCCGAGTCCGGCGACGACGGCGCCCATCCCTGCGGCGGCGGCGATGCCGAGTTTCCCGAACGTGCCTCCGAGTTTTCCGAGTACGCCTTCGGATTCGGCGACGGCTTTCTTTAGCGGCCCGGCGTTCCCGACGATGGCGACGGTAATCGGGCGTGCCATGTTAGAGGTCGTACTTGTTTCGGATTTGTGTTACTCGTTCGGCGTAGATGTTCTCGACTTCGGCGCGGCGTCCGTCTACCGCTTCGTAGATGAACGCGTTCGGCCTGATGCGGCGGGAGGGCCAACCGAAGTGAATCGGCCCGGCGTAGGGGACGGCGGCAGTCCCGGCGCGAATCTTTGCGGACTTCTTCGTCGAGGCGTTCCTAATCGACTGTGCGAGCGCCCCGGACAGTACCGGGACGAACTTCTTCGTATCGCCGATGACGATCTCGGCGACTTTTTTGTTCGTGTCGAGGAACTCGCCTTTGACGAGGTCGAGGTCGCCTTCGAGTGCGCGGAGGTCGCGTTGCAGTTTCGAGAGGCCTTCGATCTTGACGCCGCCCGGCGCGTCGGGTGTCGACCGATAGCCGAATGTGCCGGTGTTAGCCATGACTGCGCGGTTCCTTTTGTCGTTTGCTTAGTTCATTGTAGAGCGCCCGGATGACGTCGATCGGCGTTCTCATGAGTTCGAGCGGACTGATCCGGGTCGCGAGCGCGAGGCGTGCGATTTCTTGTGCGACTCCCCCGAAGGGGATGATTAGTTTCCCGAGTCTTGATCCGCTTCCGCGCCTGCGATGTCTTTCTTCCATTCATCGAACGGCTTGACGATTTTCCCCGAGTTCTTTTCGGCGAGCCATGCGAGATAGTAGAGGTTTTCCATGCGCGGGCGTGACGCCGGGTCGAATGCTGCGGCGATGGACATTTTCGCCCATCGCTCGAAGTCGATTTGAGTGTCTGCGTAGACCGGGAAGGTTTCTTCCGTTCCGTCTTTCCGCTTGACTTTGACGGAGATGTCGATCATGCAAGGGCCTGGACGATCGCGCCTCCGGTGTACGTTGCCGTAACAGCGAGAAGGGAGCCGACCTCTACCACGATCGGTGCGGCGGCGAGGAACGCGTTCGAGTGCGTGTAGCGGGGCGAACTACTGCCGGGTGCTGATGCGAGAGGCTCGAAGACGATAGTCGACTCGATGCCGACGTCGCCGAAGATGGTCTGGATCGCTTCGCCGGTGATGAACGAGCCGAGGACGGTGAATGTCGTCTCCGACGATTCGAGGCCCGCAACGAATCGGCGCGACGTGTCCGCGAGACTGGTGGACTCGAGCGCGTCGACGGTCTTCGTCATGGTGATCGACTGGAGTTGGTCGTTCAGGTCGACGGAACCGACGGTGAAGACGGTGGCTTTGCCGAGTGCGGTAACTGTTGCCATGATGTGAGTTTATTCCTTGTCTGAGTCGGTGGCGTCTTTTCGGGCGCCCTTGTGTTTCTTGGGTTCATTGTAGTCCACCGGGACAACGTGCCCCGATGCTTGCGCGTGTTCCGCGTCGATGCCGAGCGCGGCGAGGCCTTCGTCGGAGATGAGGTCGCCTTCGGCGGTTCCGACTAGGCGGTGAGTTGTGACACGGAATCTCATGGCGCCCATCTTAGCCGTACAGTTCGACGGTGAAGCGGTAGGCGAGCATCTCGACGCCTGAGACGCTGACGTTTATCGGTTCGGCGCGTGTGCATCGGACGCTCGTGACTGATCCCCCGAGAGTCTGGTCGGCTTCGAGTTTCGTTTTGATGGACGAGTTACCGGTCGCGGTGAGGAGTCCGTCGAGGTAATCCTGCGAGGCGCGTTCGCTCATGCGGCCCGAGATGACCATAACGTCGCACGTCGCCGAGTCGGCGCCCCGGGCGAAGACTAGATCCCATTCGATCGAGAGTTGTCCGACGACTGCCGCCGGAGGGATGACGTTGTCGGGGACGACGTCGAAGACTCGTAGCCCGGTGATGTTGAGTGCGGCTTTTATCTTGTCGCGAACCGTTGACGGTGTCACGCGACTACCTCCCGGCGGTACGCCCGGACGATCGCGGAGATGTCACGCCCGAGCGGACTCATGCGAATCGCGCCGAGTTCGGAGAGGCCGAGGACGCCTCCGACCGATGACGCTCGTTTGACGTAGTCGGCGGAGAGGATGAGGCACGCTTCCACGACATCGTCGGGAGGGGTGCCGTTGTACCATCCGTACTTCGCGGTGACTTGCACTTGCGGGCGACGGTTGATCGGGAGAGGGAACGTCGTCGAGCCGACGAGCGTAACCTGCGTGAATGGGCGTTCTTTCTGCGGGGCCGTCACCGGGTCGAGGATGTAGTCGGTGTTTAGTGTGAGGACGTCGGTGTAGGTGCCGTTCCCGGACTGGTCGAATGCGACCTGAAGTCCCGAGGATGAGCCGATGTCGTCGACGTAGAGCGTGTAAAAGTCGGTCGTCCGATAGAGGCGCGCGGTCGCGGCGGCGTCGATGTAGAAACGTCGATTCGCGATGCGGTCGATCGTGCGGGATGCTGCTTCGATGGCTTGCTCGATGGTCGTCGTTTCGTCCGCCGTAATCGTCGCCATGTTGGCGTATGCCTGAAAGGCCGCGAGCGTTGTGTAGCCGTTCGTGATCGCCATTAGTCCGCTCGTTTCCGTTTCTTTTTCTTTGGAGAATAATCGTCGCGGCCCGGAAGCGGATCATCTGCTGCTCGACTCAAGGAGGCGAGAGGAGCCTGCGAGATGCCGAGCCGCGACGACGCCTTTGTCGTAATCGCGCTCTGATGGAGCCCTTGAGAGACTCGGATCATGCCGCTCATGATCCGAGTCTACTTAGGGTGCCCAACCTAGAAGGTCGGAGTGACGAGGCCGGTTCCGCCGATGAGGGCGAATGCGTTCGGGTAGCGGTTGGCTGTGTAAGCCGAGTAGCCGTAGACGACCATCTTGACTTCGAGTTCAGCCGACTTGACGTCCTCGAATCGGAGCATGAATGGTGCTCCGGCGCCTTGTTCCCAAAGATGCGACTCTTGGGTGTTGCCGACGATGATGACGTCTTCGTTCGTCCCGGTGCCGTTCGTCGTGGTGACGTTCGCGTCGGTGATGACCGGAAGTCCGGCGATCGTGTAGCCCGAGTTGCCATAGACGACGGAGCCGTTGCCGACTGCGAACGCGTTGGTCGGGCCGTTCGACTGTGGCACGGCGAGAGGACGCTTCGCGTCATCGACCGCGGCAAGGATAAACGCTAGACGGCGAGGGTGCATGAGAATAAAGTTCGGGCCACCGAAGTAGTTCGTCTGAATCCTCTGGATGCAATCCATGATCTTTGGATACAGTTCGCCGACTGTTGGCGACGCATCCGTGTAGGTCACGACTTGCGTGATGGTGTTCGTCAACGATGTCGCCGATGTCGTCACGTTGAGCGCGTCGAGTTGCGTATGGTACGCACTCACGAGGTCTGCCATGACGAGGGAGTCGATACCGGTGCCGCGCTCTAATGACTGACGCGAGACATTCTGTTGACCGGCAACGGTCACGACGCTGACGTCGAGTTTCGTGTCGTCCATGTTCGTCTCTTGCACCGCTGCGCCTTCGGTCTGAACCGCGACGGCTGAGCCGGTCGTGACCTTCGAGATCGAGAGGGTAAGTCCCGCGTTCGGTAGGGAGTGCTTGCGTGAGACATCCATGAACGGACGGCCCGCACGAGCGAACGGTGCAGCGAGGTCGGTGAGGAACTGAGGCACGACTAGCCCGGCGAAGTTCGCCGAGGTGACGTCACGCTTTTCGATGCGCTCTTCTTGCTGATGGCGTGAGATGCGCTCACGGGCATCAAAGTCGCCGAGCACTTGAGCGGCGAACGCATCACGGAGGAACGAGTTCTGGCTCTCTGGGTGATAGGTGCGCTCTTCGCTGATGATGCGGGTCGGTGCGGCGTGACGTGTTTCGGTCTTCGTGCCGTCAACCCTCTTTGCCATCTCGGCGGCGGCCTGCTTGCGGGTTTCGATGTCAGTCACTTGACTGATGCGCTCGTCGAGTTTCTCGATCTCTTTGGCGAGTGCCGAGATGTTGAGGGTCTCGACCTCTGAGATGTCGCGCTCTTCACCGGCGGCGGCGTTGAGTGTCGCGTCGATGATGTCGGCTTTTGCGGTGCGCTGCTCTTGCAGGCGTGCGAGGAAGTTGTTCACGGTTGTTGTCCTTTGTGGTTGGAGTTTGTTTTTCTCCGGGTGTTCGTGTCCTTCGTGGCGGGTGCGGCGTGTGCCGGGTGCGCTCTTCGTAGGCCGAGGGTGCGGTCGTGCGA